GTCGTTGCTTCTGCCAGTGACCAGTGTTACTAGCGATATCACAATACCCGGAAATGCACCAATGCACCCCGGTGGAGTTGATTTAACAGTTGACGAAGAGCCGGCACCAAATACTGCGCCACCAGCGACCTCAGTACCTGGCCAATTAAAACAACAAAAACCTACGAATTTAGTACCCAATCCATTACATAGATTTGCTTCGTATACATACTCCTGGAGTTTGTGGTGGACTGATGTTGATGAAATTAAAACACTGGGCGCCGCCAAAGATGTATCAACGGCGCAAGAATGGGAATTTGGCCCAAAAAGTTATGTGGTTGCTGAAGATAGTGGGCTGTATCCAAATCGACGCATACCCGGAACTCTGGGATTAAATTATAATATACAAGAAGTTAATTTTAAGACAGGCCCTACAGGCGGCCTGTCTCAAGAAAGTACAAATCTAATACAAGGGTCAATGACAATAATTGAGCCAATTGGAATTACATTCATTGATCAATTGGTTGCTGCTAGTTACGACGGATATCAATTTAAAAATTGGACAGAACAGCCATTTATACTTCAGTTAGATTTTAAAGGATATGACGATGCAGGTCGGCCGATGCCAGTTAATAAAAAATTTAGAAAAAGATTTCCTATAATCCTTAACCAAGTAAAGATAAATCTTAGCAATAAAGGAACCGAGTATAAGGTTACCTTTGCTCCTTATGCTCACTTGTCGTATATGAAAGAATACGGATTCTTGGATAAGGATATCAGTGTCGAGGGAGTGTCGACAGTCAATGAATTTTTTACCAGTCTAGCAACCAACTTAAATGATTACTGGAAAACACAAGTTGCTAAACGATTTATGGGAATACCGGATCAAATTGAATTTAAAATTGATCCAGTGATAGGTGATTCAAAAATACTCAATGAAACCAATATATCATTGAGCCGAGGTGATCCTGGAAGTAATTTAATTAATATTAAGGAAACTTCTTTTAACATACCTGCCGGTACAAAGATTACGTCAATCATTACAAAAATAATGTCGCATAGCAGATATCTCAATGATCAATTATCTATTGCATTGGCAAATCAAACGCCAGCAGGAGGTACAACTCCGACGATAATTAATAGTCTTACTCAAACTCAGGTATTTAAAGCATTTAAAACTACAGCTAAGATGGAAATAGGAGATGTAGATCCTTTGCGTAACACCCGCGCTAAAAAAATGATCATTAATATCAGGCCCTACGATAATTGGAGAACTGAACATCCGGCATTGCCGCAGTTTGTAGATTCTAGTCCGCATACTGTTAAAAAATACGAATATTTGTACACTGGTGGCAACAGTGATGTAATTGATTTAAAAATAGACTTTGATACTAGCTATTTTGTTACAGTCATGAAGTACACAAATTCAGTGGCCGCACAAACTGCTTCTAAGTCAACAGCTCTTTCAATATATAAAAGCCTATTGCCCAATCCCATGTTAACACCGTCTCTGTTTAAAGCACTTATCCCGGCATTTAGAGCAGTGGGTACAGTATCAGAAAGTAGAGTAAGAGCAGTTCGTGGCGACCAAAACTCCACTGCTGGATTGAATATCATTGATAGTTCTGACGCACAACAAATGATGGATATTATTAGGCGCGGCGTATACAACGAAGCTGCAATGATTGATGTGAAACTAACTATACTTGGCGACCCTACACTACTAAAACAAGATGATTGGTTTTATACCCCCGACCCTGTAGATGCAATAAATTATAATAATATAAGCGGAGTTAGCCAAGCTGAATTTGCCGAAAAATACGGGCATATAAGATTTGATACTGGTATGGTTCCTATTAGTTTGATTATTAATACCCCAATTGATATGGACTTAGATATCACAGGTCAAGGGCTAGTGTACCCCCCAATTGGTGTAACTCCTTCGTTGTTTGGGGGACAATATGTTATAAGAGATATTGACAATAAGTTTGTTAGTGGTAAATTTACGCAGGTTTTAACTATGTCGAGGCTAATCAACTCAGATTTTGTTGCACCAGCACAAAGTACAGCTATAGCCGAAAGAACAGATGAATAGCGCCGGCACCCTATAAATTAAAGTAAAATACGGAATACACATAAATGGCAAGTAACGCAGAACGATCGTCGGCAGGCAGTACGTCATATACCGCTGACAGTAAAAAAGCCGGCACCACAATTGATCCAGGCCCGTATGTGGCAACGGTAGTAAAACACGTTGAAGGTTCAAGGATGGGACAGCTACTGGTTTATATCCCGGACTGGGGCGACGACCTAGAAGATCCAAATTCGCAAACTACAGTTAGTTATGCAAGTCCGTTCTATGGAACAACCTACGGAACAGATAGTCAACTTCTTCCTGATAATGCAAACACAGTGGGTCAAAGTTACGGTATGTGGTTTGTACCTCCTGATATTGGGTGCCAAGTTTTAGTTACATTTGTTGCAGGATCGAGAGATCGTGGTTATTGGTTCGCTTGTGTTTATGACAGCCCAACACACCATATGGTTCCCGGTCTAGCCAGAAACATCGGTGGTTCAGAAAATACTACAGCACCCACAGACAGTCCAGTAACTCCATACCTGGGACCTGACAGTATACTACCAGTGGTAGAATCCAGTACAGCATCACCTAAAGCATTTGATGCCGACGGCTTGGAAAAAACACCCAGATACTTTCACGAATACCAAAGTTCTTTGTTAATAGGACAAGGGTTAGATAGAGATAAAATTCGCGGTTCTATTAGTTCAAGTAGTCTAAGAGAAAGTCCTAGTAATGTATATGGTATAAGTACTCCGGGACGCAAAGCTACAACCACAGATCAAGTCAAAGACAATCCTCAGCAGGTTATAATGCGCAAAGGTGGTCACCAATTTGTTATGGATGATGGGGCAGCCGCCGACGGAACAGATCAATTGATTAGACTGCGCACATCTGCGGGACATCAGATATTAATGAACGATACTGAGCAAGTATTCTATATAGGCAGTGCTAGCGGATACCATTGGATGGAATTTAGTAACAACGGTATGATTAATATGTACGGATATGCAGGATTTAATCTGCGCACTGTGGGGGCATTAAATTTACATAGTGACACGTTAGTAAACATACACAGCGGCGGAGCAGTAAACATACAAGGGTCAAAGGGTGTAAACATATCTAGTTTAGCATCTGTTGGTATTTCGGGTATGACTGGAGCCTCTCTAAAGACCAATGGATTTTTAAGTATCACTGGTATGGCAACAACAACAATATCGTCAGGCGGCCCATTGACCATTGGTTCGCCTAGTATCACCAGCATTGTTGGATTGGGTATGCTGAAACTAAACAGCGGCAAACCTCCAATACCAATCCCTGTGATACCGACTATGCCTAAAGATTTCCCGGATGTGCAATTCAGTGGCACACGCTGGGAACTGCAAGATGATGCCGTGGCCAGTACCTGTACTGTGGTACCTGGCCACGAACCATGGCAAAACTCAGACGGCACCCGCCCTGGTCCAAACGGCTCTGGCAATAATGCTCTTAAAAATATAGTACTTGGTGGTTCTCTAGCATTATTAGGAGTTGGTATAAGTAATGCTGTTAGTAATTTTGCAAGTGGTGCCTCGGCAGCATCTAGTATAGCCAGCTCTGGATTCCCATAATATGTTACAAGATCTTGGATTTCTAAATGCAGTGGGACAAGCTATTCCTAACCCTATGCCAATCAGCTGGCTAGGTCGCCCCGACGTACCTACACTACCGCCGTCATGGGCCAATATTGGTACTTTGACTAATTTGCAATTACAAAGCTTACAATCGCAAATTGCCTACGACAAAAGCGGCTGGAACTTGTCTAAGATTGGGGCAAATGATGAGCTTGGCTACTATCAAATTACACCTGCACAGTTAGAAAGTTATGGACTATTGATAGCCGGTGCAATCAATCAATATGGAACTGATGCAGTTAACTATCGTAACACCTGGCAACCCACATACATTAGAAATAATACCAATTCTTATGCTTATTACTTCTATGATGTGCCGGATATAGATACGTTTCTGATAGCTCAGGTAGTGCAAGATCACTTGGCATATCAAAGAATAAACGATCTTTACTTGGAATTACAAAATATTGGGGCTATTAAAAATACCGACACCAATGATGTTGCAGCCGGAATGGTATACGTTGCTTGGGATTTGGGTGTAGGTAAAAAGCCTAATAGGAATAACCCGTCGGGAACAGGCGCATATGCCTGGAGATTTTTCAACAAAGGCAACGGAATTGCAAACTTTAACAGTGGTAGATATGCTCTACAAACACTAATTTAAAATAAATACATATATGGCAACATACAGAGGTTTTAGCACACTAGTTAACAAGAAAAAGTACAGCTTAGAGGATTATGCTCTGGCTAAACAGGATCTATTTAACTACTTTAATACTAGAAAGGGTTCTCGATTAATGAATCCTGATTTTGGCACGATTATATGGGATATGTTATTCGAACCATTGGATGATGATTCCCAACAGATTATATCAGACGATGTCAAACGTATAGTTCGTTATGATCCCCGACTTGCAGTAGAATCGGTATCAATTACGGAACAAACAAACGGCTTACAAATACAAATAAGTTTGACTTATGTACCAACAGATCAGTCTGAAACTTTCAACTTATTGTTTGATCAAACCACAAGATCCCTAACATCATCATATTAACTGACCATATAATTTACCTAAATAAATATATGATATAGGTAAACACATATGGCACAAACTACTCGTCAAACTAACTTACTAGTCGAACAGGACTGGACAAAAGTATACCAATCTTTCAGCAATGCTGATTTTACCAGTTACGATTTTGAAACACTTCGTAATAGTATGATTGAGTACATTAAGACATATTATCCAGAAACATTCAATGATTTCATTGAAAGCTCTGAATATTTGGCCCTAATTGATTGTATTGCATTCCTGGGGCAAAGCCTTTCTTTCCGCTCAGATTTAAATGCACGGGAAAACTTCTTAGACACAGCACAGCGCAGAGATAGTATTTTAAAGCTATCCCGTATGCTAAGTTACAATCCAACTCGCAGCAGCAGTGCAACTGGATTAGTAAAAATTGATTCAGTGCAAACAACAGAAACTATAACTGACAGCAGCGGAATTAACCTGTCAGGTGTTACAGTTAATTGGAACGATCTTACTAACGATAATTGGTTAGAGCAGTTTACTACAATTATTAATTCTGCACTGGTTTCTAGACAAGCACTGGGCAAGCCCGGTAATAGCCAAGTATTAAACGGTATTCAAACAGATGAATACAGTATAAGACTAAATCCAAACAGCTTGCCAGTGGCCAAGTTTAACGTAAATCTATTGTCAACTACTTTACCATTTGAAGCAGTTAGTGCAACATCTGTTGGGCAAAGTTACATATACGAAGTTGATCCAACTGTATCGGGTAGATTTAACATTTTATACAGAAATGATAACAACGGTAACGGTAGTAATGATACTGGTATGTTCTTGTATTTTAAACAAGGCAATCTGCAGGCAACAGATATTAATTTTCAAAATGCTATCCCAAATAACTTTGTACAAATAGCTACAAATAATATCAACAACAATGACCATTGGTTATACCAACTTGGCCCAAATAACTCAACGCAAACACTATGGGGCGCAGTTCCTGCATTAACCGGTGTCAACGTAATTTACAATCAAGAATCAAATAAAAACTTATACCAAATTAATTCGTTAAGCAACGATCAAGTTGGATTAGTATTTGGCGACGGTAGCTTTAGTAATATTCCTCAGGGAAACTTCAGATTCTATTACCGTACCAACACAGGTGCAAACTATAGCGTAACGCCAGATGATATGTCATCAGTTAGTGTGGCATTCAGCTATATCAGTTCTAAAAACACAGTAGAAACATTAACTGTTACTGCTAGTTTGAAATATACTGTTACTAATGCTACATCAACTCAATCATTGAATTCTATTAAGTCGTATGCACCGCAACAGTACTATACACAAAATCGTATGATTACCGGTGAGGATTATAATATTCTTCCGCTGACTACATTTACCAGCATACAAAAAGTTAAAGCAGTCAACAGAACTAGTTCAGGAATTAGTTTATATTTAGATTCATTGGACCCAACCAAGAGCTATAGTAGCACAAACATATTTGGCGAAGATGGCACTATTACAGCAAATACCGCTGCCAGGTCATTGAATTTTGACTTTTTGACTTCTAACGACATTTATAATGCAATTTATAATGATGTAATTCCAGCAATCAATTCAACTGGTATGCGTAATTATTATTATGCTAATTACCAACGTTATAATAGTCCTTATGCCAATGTAACGTTTTTTCAAACAGCAAATAGCACAGTCAGCAGCAGTGGCTACTTACAGTATGCTGGAAATACCTTGCAAGTAGGCACAGGAGTAACTGGTAACCTTCAATATATTGCACCCGGTGCCACGGTGCAGTTCACCAGCAACAGCTCAACTTTTTACTCAGCGGTCGCTGGTGTAGTTGCAGCAACTGATCCAACCACACCAAACTTAATTAGATTTGCTAATGTAGTGCCCACTGGAGCTGTTATAACTGGCCCTGGGCTATTGGGAAATTCAAGTATTATTCCTACATATAAAAATGATCTATCCAGCAGTTTAATTAGCACAATGGTTAGTCAGATTGCAGCAAAAACTAATTTTGGATTAACATACGATCAAGTAAATCAGGTATGGAAAAACATACCACCGTCGAACATTGGCACAACACCAGATTCTGGATGGTTGATGAAGTTTAATTACAATCAAGGGCTATATAATATCGAGTACAAGACACTGGCATACACTTTCTCCAGTACCGGATCGACTAAATTCTACTACGATCCAACTGTTAAAGTTTATGATTCGTTGAGCGGTGAGAACATAACAGATTCGATTAAACTATTAAAAATTAATACCAAGCCCGGTGGCGCACAACCAATGGACACTGATGTAATTTGGCAAGTTTACGATATAATTACAGCAGTGGATGGATATGTCGACGACAGTAAAATATTAGTTAAATCCCCAAGTTCACACCTTGAGGGAGTTCCGGACGATCCCGATCTATATACAACCACTGCTGGTTCGAGCACTAGCCGAGACAATTTGTATTTTAGATACAAACACAATTCTCCTAGCCGTAATAGAATTGATCCAACGCCTATTAACATCATTGATTTGTATATTCTAACTTCGGAGTATACTAGAACATATGCTGCTTGGCTTAGAGATTTAACTGGTACACTAACACAGCCAACTCCGCCTACTTCAAGTACATTGGAAATTGACTACAGCGAGTTAGATAACTACAAAACTGTTAGCGATAGCATAGTCTATAATCCTGCCAAATTTAAACCATTGTTCGGCGCAAAAGCAGACCCTTCATTACAGGCACGTTTTCAGGTAGTGAAAAATCCAGCAGTCAATATAACCGATAACGAAATAAAGAGTCAAGTTATTTCAGCAATCAATAGATACTTTGATGTTGGCAACTGGGATTTTGGTGATACATTCTATTTTTCAGAGTTATCAGCATACCTGCACTCAACATTGGCTCCTAACATAGCTAGTATTTTAATTGTACCAGCTAGCGATAGTTTAGTATTTGGTAATTACTTTCAAATCAACAGCGAACCTTGGGAAATTATCACCAGTGCAGCAACAGTTAACGACATTGACATCATTGGTGCAGTAACCGCAGCACAACTTAATCTTGGCAACAACCTAGTAGGAACATACTAATGGCATTAATTAGCACCCTAAATTTTTTACCTGAAGTATTTAGATCCGACACTAACCAACGATTTTTTGGAAGCACACTAGATCAGCTAGTGACAGATTCTTTTAATGTGCCGATCAATGGATACATTGGTAGAACTTTCGCACCCACATACAAGCAAGGGGATAATTACATACCTGAGCCAACACAGCAACGCACAAAGTATCAACTTGAGCCCAGTGTTGTAATTCGCAATCAAGATGCTGATATAATCTTTAATACTACCTACGCTGATTTGTTACAGAACGTTGAAAATTATAATGGTAAGTCGGACAATCAACAACGACTATTTAGAACTAACTCCTACAACTACGACAGCCATACAGATTACGACAAGTTTGTAAACTATAACAACTATTATTGGTTACCAAACGGAACAGCCGCAGTATCAGTCACAGCAGGGGATACTCCTCTAAGAGCAGACTATGTAGTAACACGCAATACTAACGTAGGCGGGTATACATTTAGCGGTGTGGGCCCGCACCCAAATACACAACTAACACTAGCACGAGGTGGTCGTTACACATTTACAGTAGATCAGCCAGGCTTTAAGTTTTGGCTACAAAATGAAGTAGGTACTTCGGGAGTAGATTCCAACATCTCCACAGTGGGCACAAGAGAAATATTTGGAGTTAAAAACAATGGTACAGATAGCGGTGCGGTAACATTCAATGTACCATTAGCAACTGCACAAGATTTTTATGTAAGAATGCCAATTGCTACGCAGGTTGATGCAGCAGCAACTTTTAGTTATAGTCAGATACAAAATAGATTGCTCAGCCAATTCTTGAGAGAATTTCCAGAAGGCATTGACGGGCTTAATGCACAACTACAAAACAAAACTATAATTTTTATCAACTCAGATGTCGATGACGACTTGTGGACAGCAGAAGGAACATTTGACACCAACGGATTTAATAACGTTATGCCATTTGACTCGGGCGGATACTTACCTGGCATAGCACCGACACAGTATCGTCGAGGCAGCTGGAAGATTACACTAAGCCCTGTCGGTACAACTGACTATCTAATACAACTAGTACCAATTGACGCAGTTGGAATTAAAGAAAAAGTTTTTGTTAAATCGGGCACACTTTATGCCAGCACACAATTTTGGTTAAACAACAACGAACAGTACAATATTGTTCCGGTAATAACAGCGCCGTTAAATTATCTATTTTATCAAGACAGTGCAAATCCAGGATTTGTGGGTCAAATTAAAATAGTCGACAATGCCAGTGTGCCGATTGATGTAAACAGCGATATACTTGGTAAAATAGGATATACTAGTCCAAACGGTATAAAATTCACCAATGGACTAAAAATCCAATTTGACAGCTTGGTTGTTCCTAGCTCCTATGCCAACAGTCAGTGGTATGTAGAAGGTGTGGGTACCTCAATTCAATTGATTGCAGTCAGTCAGCTGACTGTGCCCGCAGCTTTCACATCTCTAATAGAAACAACAGCGGACTATATTACTGTTAACCGTACCAGTCAAGATCATAATCCTTGGAGCCGCACAAATCGTTGGTTCCACGTTGATGTATTAAATGCTGTCGCTGAATACAATAAAACAGAAGTAGACTATGGACCCAATATTGCAGGACGGCGTCCTATCATTGAATTTGAATCAAGCCTACAATTGTTTAATTTTGGTAAGTCGGCCAAAGACAATATCAATCTGATTGTATTTACAGCAACTGATGCTTTCAATGAATATGCTGGGCAAATTGAAGCGTACATACAAGGCATCAAACTAGTAACTGGGCAGCGAATTGTTTTTGCTAACGATTACGATGTTAATGTCACAAATAAAATTTGGCTAGTGGATGTACAAACAATTAATAATCAGTTTTTTATCAGACTGATTGAAACAACTGATGATCCGGTGCTGCCTTACGAAAATGTACTAGTAACACAAGGCACGTATGCAAATAAAACTTTTTACTTTGATGGAACTGAGTGGAGTGAATGCCAAAATAAAACAGCATTTAATCAAGCTCCATTGTTTGATCTAGTAGACACAGATGGGTATAGTTTTTCAGATACTACCGTTTATCCTGCTTCAACTTTTACAGGCACAAAGTTCTTTGGTTACGATGTAGGCACAGGCAATAATGACCTACTACTGGGGTTTCCGTTAAAGTATCAGAACTTTAATAACATTGGCGATATAGTCTTTAAGAACTATTACGATGTAGAGTCTTTTACTTACACAGGAGCTTCTGCACCAGTTAAATGCAGTACTGGTTATATAGTTAAAAACTCAGGATTAACTACCTCTGTAAAACTTAACAATTGGGTCAACAGCGTAGAAATAAGCGATCAGTACCAAATGTTCTCAAAGTTTTATGACGGGCTAGTGGTAACAGTCTCCGGTCAACAATATGCGTTTGTGCAAATAGATATATTGCCTGTGGATCAAGCAACCGTTCCCTACATCAAAGTCTTCTTAGATAATGCATTACTTGACCCCGACACTGATTATACTGTTACTAAAGTGGGAATTTATGATGTTGTATTACTAACCACGTTACCTAATATTGGTGCCAAGATAGATGTGGCGGTATACAGCAACACCATTAGCAAAACAGGATACTATGTTGTTCCTGAAAACTTAGATTATAATCCACTTAATGAAACTTTTGACACTATTACACTCGGACAAATACGTACTCATTACAATAAATTAATTGAAAATACATCTAACAACGATATACCAATTCAGGACCAATATGTAAAAGCACAAGGTGGTACACTATTGCAACATAGCGGACCTCTGCTGTATGCAATGACTTTTTTAAATGATCAACAATTAAATTTTGTTGACGGTATATCTTTGGCACGTAAAGAATATCAACGCTTTAAAAATAAGTTTTTACAGGCCTGCGTAACACTGACTACATTAGATTATAATGATCCTGTAACAGGGGTTGATTTAATTCTATCTAGTATCAACTCGGTAAAAAACAGCAGCTTTCCTTGGTATTACAGCGATATGGTCCCTTACGGATCAGAGTACACTTCGATATCCTACAGCATTTTAAATGCTAGACAGACTCAGTACGAAATTTCGTCAATATTTGACGACACAGCACTGGGAAATCGTGCAGTATTAGTATACCATAACGGTTCGCAATTGACCAAAGGTGTTGATTATACCTTTAGTTCAACTGTGCCGGCAGTTACTATATTAAAACAATTGACTTTTGGGGACACCTTAGTCATACGAGACTACGCCAACACTGACGGTAATTATATACCTGAGACTCCAACCAAGTTGGGGTTATACTCAAAGTTCTCTCCTGAGATTTACACAGATGATAGTTATAGAACTCCCATAGATGTAATACGTGGTCACGATGGATCATTGACACCTGCGTTTGGTGATTTCCGCGACGACTATCTATTAGAAATTGAACGTAGAATTTATAATAATATTAAGTCCAACTACGAAAACAATATAATAGATCCAGAAGATGTTATACCAGGTAGATTTAGAACAACTGACTACTCATTGAACGAATGGAATCAATTGTTAAGCCAAAACTTTTTAAACTGGGTTGGCGTAAACAATATTGATTACACCAACAATGAATGGTATGATGCCAATGATTCCTGGACCTGGAACTACAATAAATTTGTTGATATAGTTGACGGATCATTCTTACAAGGATCCTGGAGAGCAATTTATCAATATTGGTTTGACACAGATACACCAAATACAACTCCTTGGAAAATGTTAGGATTTGACATTGAGCCAAGTTGGTGGGAAGATCGTTACGGCCCCGGTCCATATACAAATGGAAACACTACACTATGGGACGATTTAGCTGCTGGCTATGTGTGGAACAATGGGCAGTCGTATACTGATGCTAGATTTGTTAGACCCAATCTTAAAGATTTTATACCAACTGATGCAGCTGGTAATTTATTATCGCCAACTGATGCAAATTTAGTTAAGCAATATAACATAACAAGTGCGTCAAGCAACTTTAGTGTGGGTGAACAATCTCCTAGCGAAGTAGCGTGGAGACGCAGCAGCGATTTTCCTTATGCTTTACAATTAGCATTATCATTGGCTAGACCTGCAGAGTATTTTGCTACACAAATAGATACAAGTCGTTTCTTTGAAAATGCAATAACAGGGCAATTTTCTAATATAGACAATAAAAAAGTAACTCCGTCAGCTCTTAGAGTAAACGGTGATACTACCACTGTACCGGGTACTGTGTTGCGTACCAGCGGATATGTTAACTGGATTGGAGATTATTTAAAAAATCTAGGAATTGATCCTGTGGTTAAAATCAATTCTTATCTACAAAACTTAAATGTTAACTTGGCATATAAAACCGCAGGATTCACAGACAAAAACATACTTACAGTTTCTGCAGAGCAAACAAGTCCGGGTAGTACCAATTCAAGCGTAGTGCTACCAGATAACAATTATGATGTTTATCTCGGGAAATCTGTTCCAGTTACTACCGTTACCTATAGCGCAGTTATTGTTGAAAAAACACAGGCTGGATACAGCGTGTCTGGGTACAACATCAACCAACCATTTTTTGATATATTACCCAGCGTAGTTAATA